CCAATTCTCAAGCACCATTACAATAATATTATTAATGATAAAATCATTATGAAGAACGGTCAAATGTCTACTGTTGTGACAGCAATTATGGAAGTTGATGGAAAGGAAATTGTGTTTCCTACGCTCTATGACGGACAAATTCTACCAGTAGAACAAGCCCTGAAGAAATCTTTAGACTCAGGAACCTTTGTTGCCTTTGACAATCTCAAAGAAGCACAAGCCTACGATAAAGCTATACATGATTACAATATAAAGCCTGTCAGTAAAGAACAGGCAAAGCAGATGCTAAGTCGGGCAGTTAAACGACCACTTATGAAGGAGAGAAATATTGGAAACACAAGCCCAACAAATTAGATCAATCAATACTCCCGGGTGGGATGGACTCGATGCAACACCACAGCAGATTGTTGCTGAACCTTCTCAGCTTGATAAATCTTATCAACGATGCTTTGGAACAGAAGATGGTCAAAAAGTATTGGATCACTTGATAGGAATTACAATCGACCAACCGGCGTGGATGCCGGGAAATGACCACTCGGTTGGCTACAGTAGAGAAGGTCAAAATTCAATTATAAGAGAAATTCGTGGTAGAATAAGGAGAGCAATAAATGGCTGAAGAAACACAAGGATTAATGGCTGAACAGAAAATAGAAGAAACAGAGTCAGATACACAAGAGATGGTTCACAATGAGCCGGCTATCGAGCCTGATGAAGTTGAGTTTACACGCCCGGAATATCTTCCTGAAGAATATTGGGATGTCGATTCTGGACCAAAGATTGAAGCATTAATGGGTGAGTTTGAAAAAACAAAGAAATCTTATTCTGAGCTTAGAACAAAAATGAGCCGAGGAGAGCATAAGCCCCCTGAAGTTTACGAAACCAAAGACCTTGGCGAGTTTGCAGCCGACGATCCCCTCTTGGCAAGCTATCAGGATTGGGCAAAGGAAAACATGATTTCACAGGAAGCCTTTAATAAATTAGGGCAGAAGTTTGTTGAAATACAAAATTCTCAAGTCAATGATGCCCAGATTAACATTGAAACAGAAAAGGCAGCGTTGGGTAAAAACGCAGATGATATCATTAAATCCAATGTGCAATGGGGTCGAGGACTTGTAAACAAGGGTGTCTTTACAGAAGACGATTACGGAGAACTTGAAGTCCTTGGCGGTACAGCAGCCGGTCAACGATTGCTGCAAAAAGTGCGTGGGATTATGGGAGAAAAAGAAATCCCGGTCGCATCTATATCAGGTCAGGCGTATGACAAAACCGAATTGTTTGCACTGGTGCAAGACCCAAGGTATCAGACTGATGTGAAATACAGACGTTCCGTCGAACGCACATTTCAAGATACTTTTAAGTAGTTCAAAACCTATCCCACACGTTTAGGTTGACGAAACACATAATGTTGTGTTAAGCGTTAGATGAACGACAAGCCATAGAGCCCGTTCTGGCTGTAAGAAATTACACGTTGCGTTACGAAGATCAACGAAGTCAGAGTCCGGATCACTCCGATAAACTCATAGGCGCTAAACCTTTGTTTTTAATTTATAGGAGTGTCAATCATGGCAACCACACTATCCCCGGCTTTTACCACACTTTTTGAGGCGGAAGTCCATCAGGCCTATCAGGCTACTGCAATGTTGAGAAACACTTGTCGTATGCGAAATGGCGTGGAAGGATCATCCGTAAAATTTCCAAAACTTGCTTCAGGTGTCGCAAGCGAGCGTACACCGTCAACCCCCGTCGTACCTCTCAATGGCGTTTTTTCGTCAGTAGAAGCAACCTTAACAAATTGGGTCGCATCCGAATATTCAGATGTATTCAACCAAGCAAAAATCAACTTTGATGAACGACAGGAACTTGCTCAACTTATTGGTGCAGCAATTGGTCGTAGAGAAGATCAAATTATCCTTGATGCTCTCGCAGCAGCCACAGCCGGAACTACGGTCGCAAACACGGTGGTAACGACTGGATCTGCTTCTGCAAGTTCACTTTCAGTTGGAAAAATCATAGCAGCAGCCAAAGCCTTGAACGCTGCAAATGTTCCATCATCTGATCGTCATCTTGTCATTCACGCAAATTCACTCGCAAGTTTGCTTGGGGATGAACGTGCAGTATCAAGCGACTATCAACAACTTCAGGCATTATCAGCCGGTCAAATTAACACGTTTATGGGTTTTCAAATTCATATGCTTGGTAATCGTGCTGAAGGTGGTGTTCCGATTGATGGCTCATCCGATCGAACGTGTTATGCGTTTCACAAATCCGCAATTGGTTGCGCAGTTGGCATCGCACCGAAAATTGAAGTCAATTACGTCGCACATATGACATCGTTCTTGGTAACAGGAATGTTGAGTATGGGCGCTGTGTCGGTTGATGCGAATGGACAGGTTGATATCACTTGTAGAGAATAATTGTTATGAATTAATTACTTAATTTACTTTGCTATATAGGAGAAAACAAAAATGGCATTTAGTCGAACAAATTGGGGCGTTATTGGCAACGAAGCAAAATCAGGTATATCACCTGTGATGTGGGGCTACAAAACGTCTGACGCAAAAACTGTAGTGGATGCTGCTGCATATTTTAACGATGTCTCCGAAGATGTTACTATTGGAGATATAATTTACAGCTACGCCTCAACGGGCGGTACAGCTACAGCTTCTTTTCACATCGTTCTTTCTAACGCTTCTGGAGTTGTCGATGTGTCGGACGGAAACGTAATGGCTGTGACAGACTCACGTTAATATTGAGGGGGGCGTTTTCGCCCTCGTCTATTTTTTGGTTGGCTTGAGTTTTATTTCACAGGATGGGCTTTAGCCGACCACCAAACTAGGAGAGACAAATGGCAGCCGGTGATACAGATGTTTCAATATGTTCTCACGCTCTGCTACTTCTAGGAGCGTCAAGCATAACATCCTTTGACGATGGAACAGCCGGTTCAGGTGCAGCATCCAAAATTTACCCAAAAGTCAAATCTTCTACTCTTGGAATGTATCCATGGACATTTACCTTGCGTAAAGTTCAACTGCCAAAACTTACGGACGCTCCAACAAATGTCTGGTCTAATGCCTTTCAGCTACCGGCAAACATGATCACGGGTGTTCCTCGACGGGTATTTAATTCAGGAAGCGTGGGTGTAGCTGTTTTTAAAGACTATGAAATTCAAGCAGATCAGCTTTTGACCGAAGCGACAACCATCTATGTTGATTATCAACAAACTGTAACTGAACCTGCAATGCCCGAATATTTTGTAAATCTTCTGGTGTATCAAATGGCTTGGCACTTAGCTGAACCGGTGACGGATCAAATTACAAAAGCTGAGTACTGGCGAGGAATAGCGATGGGTCTTGCGCAAGAATCTGGCAGAGGTGGTTATTTTAGAACGGCAACAAGCATAGATTCTTCTGGACAGTCTACGCAAGTTATTGGAGATTATTTACTAACGGCGGTGAGATGAGTAGAACAACAATATATCAATCTGACTTTACAACTGGAGAAATTGATCCTCTCGTTCTTGGTCGAATTGATTTAGAGCAATATGGAAAAGGTTTAGCCAAAGCACAAAATGTAGTAATTTTGCCACAAGGCGGATTTGAGCGACGACCGGGCTTAAGATTTATGCTTGATTTAACATCTCATTTGGGGAGTGGAATTACAGCACAAGCCGGTATCAGGCTTATTCCTTTTGAGTTTTCGACCACCCAATCTTATATGCTTGCTTTCGTTAAAAATGGCACCGGGTCATCAAACAATGTCCGTATGTTTGTCTATAGCAATAAGGCTCAAGTGACAGCGATTAACGGTGGATCAGATGCTTACCTGCCCGTTTCGATGGGCAATATTGATTTATCGACCTTAAACTTTACGCAAAGTGCTGATACGCTGATACTTGTGCAAGAAGACATGGCACCTATTTCGATTGTCAGGGGTGGAAGTACAAGCACTTGGACCGCTTCAGCGATATCTTTAACGATACCCAAACACGCTTTTACGGTAGGCACGACGCAGATTTCTGGCAATGTTACGCCCTCGGCTGTCGATGGATCAATTACATTAACCTCTGCCGGGACATCTTTTTTGGCAGCCCACGTTGATCAATTTTTTACAAGAGATGATGGATTTGGTCGTGTTAGAATTGTTCAGTTTGTTTCGACAGCAGAAGTCATTGGCGTTACTGAAGTCCCTTTTCTTAATACAACTGCGATTGCTGACAGTTTGCATTCGCTTGAAACTGGTTATGAGGATGCGTGGTCATCCGCACGGGGTTATCCTAGATCGTGCGTTTTCCATGAGGGTCGGCTTTATATGGGGGGTTCTAAGTCACTGCCAAATACATTGTTTGGAAGTAAAGTTGGAGACTTTTTTAACTTCCGTCAAACGCACGGTCTTGACGATGATGCGATTAAAGCAACGCTTGCTTCAGATCGAGTTAATGCGATTGTTGGATTGTTCTCAGGTCGTGATTTGCAAATCTTTACAACGGGCTCTGAGTTCTTTGTGCAGCAAGCCGCAGTCACACCCATCACGCCCTCAAACATTACAGTGAAAACAGCAACCCGGCATGGATCAAAAGAAGGTCTTAGACCTGTACAAGCTTCAAACGCTACGCTTTATATTGAACGTGCCGGAGGTGCTTTACGGGAGTTTTTATACAACGATTCTCAGCTAACGTATAACTCTGCCAATGTTTCATTTTTCTCCAGCCATCTTATTAAGGGTCCAACTCACATGGCTCTTAGACCATCAACCGATTCTGATGAAGGAGATTTACTTTTAATTTGCAATGGCACAGACGGAACCATGGCTTGCTTTTCTGTCTTGCGTCCACAAAATGTTGTGGCTCCAAGCGAATTTGTAACCGACGGAACCTTTGAAGATGTAGCCGTTGATCAGACAGATATCTACACGGTTGTCAAAAGAACGATTGGATCTGCCACCAAGTATTACTTGGAATTGTTCGACGGCAATCGCACTACCGATGCCAATCTCCAGTATTTCTCCGGATCGTCCTCTCCCGATTTATCCATATCGAGTAATACGACGGCATCGGGTCTTTCACACCTTGAGGCTAAAACAGTAAAAATGGTCCGAGATGGCTTTGTACTTTTGGACGCTACTGTATCCTCTGCTGCCGTAACAACAGATATTGTACCAACTTCTTATTTAGAAGTGGGTTTGGATTATACCGTTGATGTTCGTACACTCCCGGCTGAACCTCGCCTTGCGTCTGGCCCGGTTCAATCTCGAAAGCGTCGAATCCTTGAAGTCACGCCTATTTTAGAAGCCACACAGAACTGCACAGTGAATGGGTTTGATGTTACCTTTCGTAGCCTATCAGAGACTCTAGGATCAACGCTGAGTAGCTTTAGCGGTCGAAAACGTATTGGTCCCCTTTTGGGCTATTCAGACACAGCACAGATAACTTTCTCACAAAGTCAGCCACTTTTTATGACCGTGTTAGCGGTTGAATACAAACTTAGTACAGCAGGGGTATAGGTATGGTAGAAATAATACCAACAATTGCAGCAGTCATAGGATTAGGAAGTTCTATGTCGGCAGCGTCAAAGCAAAACAAAGCCGGTCAAATTGGTAAGCAACGCTACGAAACTCAAGCCGAGCAAGAGCGTATCAAATATTCTTTTGAAGCCAATAAAGCGAGGATGCAGACAGCCGAAATTATCAGGCGTGGCAATGAGCAAATGGCATCTGCAAATGCCGGGTCTTACGCTATGGGCGTTGATCCATCCTCTTTTGGATTTGTCATTAATACGCAGCTTCTAAGCCCTCTTGTAAATGATATTATTGTGAGCGATGTTAATGCACAATTAGCTGAGAAATCAGGTCAGGCACAATTTGAAGATCTTATGCTTGCCGGTCAACAAGCAGCCCTTTCAGGTGGGGTAGCAGCCCTTGGAACAGCAGCGAGTGGCTTTATGAACTTTGCGTCGTTAGCTCCCTTTACACCAACCTCTCGCTCAATCGCTCCCGGTGGTAATTATTAATGGCAATTAAACCCTATCAAAGAACAGGACTTATGACGCAGGGGTTTCAACCCTCTCAAGGCTATGCGTTAAAAGAAGCTCAAAATACGCAGCTTGTTATGGCTGATCAGCTTGATCGGATGTCCAGTTTCTTTTTTAAACAGGCAGCAGCCGGGTTTGAGGAAAAAGGAGAAAAATACGGAGCCGGAAACCCTGTTACACTAAATCAAATTGCTGAAGCGACACTGGACAATGGGCAATTAAAAAGTGATCCTTTTGATCGGTTTGATAACACTATATTTGGTCGGGCTGCCCGAAAAGCTGCTATGACAGTTTTGGAAAACGAAGTTGCAATATCTGCAACAGACGCATTTAATGAATCTGTTTTCCTAGCGTCACAAAATGGGCATCCCCCGGGACTTTTAAAAACAAAACTTGACGGTCATGTTTCAGGCTATGTTGATACGTTAATGGCTGTTTCTCCGGCTCTTGCTCAAAAAATGAAAGCAAAATTAAGTCTTTCGGCTGCCGGTTACTTCCACCAATTTAGAACGCAATTTGCATCTGCAAGTCAAACAAATCAAGAAAATATAAATATAAAAGGTGTAGATAATAGTCGTAGGGAACTCGGTGCACAGCTTGATGCTATATTGCTTGGAGATGGTCTTAGAAATAACAACCCACAAACACTGCAAAATAATTATCAAGTATTAAGAGAAGCCCATAGACAAAAAGTTATCGCTGCGTATCCCAACAAATTAAGCCCACAAAATACAGCTATGAAAGCGTGGGATGATGAATTTACGATCCATGTTCGATCTCATGTTATCAACCAAATATTTAAAGATGGAATAGCAACAGGTGGGACTGCACGAAATATTCGTAGAGAAAAACCAATAGGTAACGCAGACTTAACCGAAATACTTAACAGTGTATCACAAGAAGAAAGACGTATTATTGCTAATACATTAATAGAGGATATTAACCGTGAATCAGACACCCAAATTAAAGAAGACAGCAGCAAAGAAAAAGAAAACAACGCCAAAGTCAAAGTCCTTGAAAAAACCTTTGCAACCGCCCTTTATGGAGAAGATCATCAACCGGATAAAGCGTCTGCTATCGTTCAACAAATAGCAATTATGAACCCAGAAAAAGCGTCTGTACTTGAACAAAAACTATCGCAGTATGAAAATAAAAGACCATTTTCTGTTCCCGGTGTTCTTTCACAACTAAGAGAAAAGGCGAATCTAAATCAATTAGAATTTGATGACTTGTTTATGAATGAAGAAAGTTTAAGTGCAAAAGAATTTCAAAAATTATTAAAAGCACAGAAAAAAATTGAACTTAGCGGATTAAAGCAAGCCTTGGATACTGTTGCTATT